ACCCATCCAAGTGCGAGAGTATCTGATTTTCAATGTCAGTAGTGTATTCTACAGTCATAATTTCTAGTTCTCCATCAAAAAAAAGAAAGGAGAATGACTTCTTTAGCCATCCCCTTGTTGTTCTTCGACAAGTGCAACAGTAAATGACTTATGATTGCTTCTGAAAGCAAGTGTCTCTGTCTTTGTAGTGTAACCATCTGCACTAATTGTAGCGGACTTGTCCTCATATGTTAAGTTAGGGAATTCCGCTTTACCATCCGCTCCAGTAGTCTTTGTAGTTTCACCGATTACAACACTTGCCCCTTCGATTGCACCTGGTGTGTCTTCGGAATCAGTAACAGTAACTGTCAAAGTTCCGACAGGAGTCAATGTAATTGTGAATGATGTTGTAGAACCCACACTAATGCTTTCTGTCTTGTCTGCAAAACCAGTTGCAGTCACAGTAACACTTTGAGTTCCTTCAGTCACATCTTCGAAATGAGATTTACCATTGCTGTCTGTAGTTTGTGAATTTCCATTGATTGTAACAACAGCACCACTTACTGCGTTAGTTCCATCGGATATAGTAACGGTTATATCCCTAGCTCCCTTTGGGAGTGTAATCTACATCAGCGTAAAGGACATCTTCTGCGAAGATGATACCGACATCAAACATCACATCAACACTAGTCAAGTAAGCTTTTTTCTCAATGACATATGCTGCTTCAGATTCCATATTCATTACAGGACCATAAGCAATACTGTCTGGGTTTGCGATGATGATAACATCACCATAGGAATTAACTGGATTGTCAAGAGCATCTAATTGGATAACTTCTCTTCCTCTGAATACAAGGTTTCCAACATCATTAAAGAATAATCTGTCTCCACCATCGGTTTCACGTTTGGATGCTTCTGCGATTAACAAGGATTCAAGTTTACTGGATACATAAATGTTTGCTTCTTTACGTTTTCCTCCTTGTGCAGTGAAGTCGGCTAACATAGCATCAACTTGTGGAATGATATCATAACCCGCACCTGCATTAATAGCAGCCCAAGCAGGGTCATGACCACTAGTGGTGTCATCGTAGTAACCATATTTACCAAGTGGGTAGCCATCTTTGAGTGCGTGAGTTGAAGTGTCTACAGATGCAGTTGCAACGGAGTCTAATTGTGCAAGAATACCTTTCATAGCGTGGATACCGTAAGCATCTGCTTGAGTGTTCTTACCGAAAATAGCAATCTGTTCAGCAGAGTAAGCAACACTAGGAACAAGTAAGGATTCGTATTTGGAGATGAAACCTTCGTGTTCAATGTTAGTTTTCAAAAAGGTTTTAGGAATGTAAGTGTAAGCAGTTAATGGAACTGCTACAAGAGTTTGCTTAAGAATAGTTGGAGTGGTTTCTGCGACATCACCTAATTTGTCGATTTGAGTACCTGCACCACTTGCTCCGCTCAACTTCATCATATTCATCAAGTTCGCTTTTACACGTAATGCTTGGATGTCTTGGGTTTCCCCATCCATTTCAACATATCTTAACTGTCCGATTAATTCAGATTCTTCTTCAATCCTAGCGATGAATTCACTTGCTTGTCCTGCAAGTACACCTTCGGTTGCTACACCGCTACTTTGTAAGGTCTTTGCCCATTTCACGATAACTGGCTTGTTTGCATCTATGTGTTCTTTAGTAATATTCATATAAATCACATCGAGGTTTAAATATCTTCTAATTTTTATAGTGTTGTTCAGAAATCATCTTAAATTTTTGAACAATTCAAATTCGGATTTCTGAAAATGTATGGATTTTATTTTTTCGTGTTCAGCACCAACCCATCAAATGTTGAACAAAAAAGAATTATATAAAAAAAATATAAATTAATTCAAGATTTTAGATTGTCTTCTGATTTTCACACCAGTAAGTGGATCACGATTAGTTCTAGCATAGAAATCCTTATCGTTGGAAGTTTCTTCTACAACTTCAATCTTTGCAGACTTTGTGATGATTGGCTCATTGGCATTATCTTCAACTTCAACAGTCTCATCGATTGGATTCTTTGGCAATAATTCTTCCACGATTGCTTTCAATTCCGCCATTTCTGTTTTGAGTGCTTCGATTTCTGCTTGTGCATCAAACTCAACTGGTTCTTCAGTTGTTTCTTCTGGAACTGGTTCCGCTTCTTTCTGAATCTCTTCAGTTTCGGCAGACTCTTCAGTTTCTGATTTTTCAATTACTGGCTCTTCTTCAGAGTCATCTTCTTCGGTCGCTTCTTCCCCATCTTCTTCGGTAGCATCTTTCTTGATTTCTTCAGAATCATCATCTTCTTCTTTTTCTGCTACCTCTTCTTCAACTACCGCTTCTTCTTCAGTTGCTTCTTTTTCAATTTCTTCTTCAACTGGTTCTTCGGCAGTCTCATCAGATGGAGTTTCAGCTTCCTCTTCTTCTGCCTTGCTAATCAAGGCTTTCAATTCTTCGAGTAAACTCATTTCTTTACCACCATCATTCTTTGATTTGTGAATATACACATCATAATCCATTATGTGCAATCCAACACCATTCGCTCCTTCTTCAACGAAGGAGATATAGACTGGTATAACACATTCTGCATCTCTCAATTGAGAGTAAGTGATTTGTCCAGTTAAACCAGTCGAACAAGCAGTCTGAACACGATTATTCAGACTAACTCCCCCAAAATCATTATTCAACAATTTCTCTTGAATGGAAGGATTGTCAACACGAATCACCGCATTCCAACTGCCCCGCGGGACATTAGTCCCCGCTATCAATTCATCTGTCTGACTGATATAATTCTCCAACAAGCTTACTTCTTGAATCGGAATCTCATTATGATAAATCTCAAATGAATCTTGATTGTTGAAGCTTGTGAAAATCTTTTTTATATCAGTTGCATCAAGCACATCTCCGTGAAAATCCGCTACATTATTCTGTATGATGCAACATTTCACATAGAGTGCTTTTTGTTTACAAAGTAAGGTCAATTCAACCACCTATCCATATCCTTTTTTTTGTTAAAATAATGATTTCAGAGAAAAATTAATTATTCAATTGATTAATAAATTCCAAAGTTTTTTTAGCATTCGCTTCATTGATTACAGACCATTCAAGGTTGCTCATTTTCACTTTGTCGCGAAGTTTGAAAAAATCTGTACTTTGCAACCTTACTTGATGATTATTTTCTCTATAGGAGTATAACCAAGAGAAACCTTGTTTTACTCTACTGTCTTTCATTTTTATCACACGATAAAACCCAGTAGTATTTCGAGTTTCGCTCAAATGCTTTCTATGAGAATCAGTAACTTTCCGCCCCTTGAGAGATTCGCTCAATTTTCTTTTAGTTTCTTCCGTAAGGGGTTTCCCATAATTATGATTCTTTTTGCCTAATGAAGCCAATCTCATTTTCTGCCTTGTTTCTGCAGAATGCTTTTCTCTTTTGCGAAGTTTTTGAGATTTGGACATTTTCATCCTACTTTCTTTTGAGACAAACTTTCCTTTATTTGATTCAGAAATTTTCTTTTTAGTCTCTTCGGAATGAGTAAATCCTAGCAATCCTTCCCCTCCATCAGTAAAGTTGAATTTTGGATTTAACTGTCTGATGTACTGGATTTCCAAAGCATTCAAAGTTTCTTGGTCTTCAACATTCCAAACAAGGACTTGATAAGTGTACCGATTAGGATTATTTTGTAATACTTTGTTAATCTGTTGAAATGGATAATAACAAGATTGATAGTGTTGTTTATGTCTCCTATTCTCATCTAAATGAGAATCCTTACCCACATAAACGATTTGATTGTCTTTCTTATCCACATAACAATAAATGCCCAAAGTCATATTATCTAATTTATTTCATAGGCACATCCACAATTAATTGTGTTGCTCCCATTATTCGTATCATTCTCAATATCGGCGGGGAATCGTAGATAGTCAATATCCCCCGTGACTTCGTTCTCAACACGGAATTTTTCAGAGAATCTTACTGTCTCCCCATCCATTCCTTGATGTCTTGTCTTCTCCAAGTGTGACCAAATCCAAGTCTTTTCAGTATTTGGTGGGGGCATACCTTCTCTGTCTGCTTGTTGATTCTCAATCAAACCAATTTGGTAATCCATATTCGCAGTCTTATACCTTTCAAGGTCACGGGAAAGGTTTTTCAATTGTTTGTAAGAGTATTCTCTGCCCTTGTAGTTCTCTCCTTTCGTGAGGGCTTTCTGAAGCATCTCTTGTCTACTCACTTGCCGTGGGAGTTTCTGAATCAAATTTTTATAAATATCAATGTCCATCTCTGCAGACTCAAGAGTCTTTTCAACATACTTCAAGTTCTTGTTGATTCTCTCCACTTCCACTTTCGTAATCTTGTCAGACATTTGCTTTGAAGCATTATACTTTTCAAGGTTTGTGATATGATTCTGATTCACAATGCTACGATCAAGCAAACGAGACATATCTTGGTATGTTGCAAGGAAGTTCTCTCTGCCAACTTCCGCCATTAAGACTTCTTCCTTGTAGTATGGAGTTCCGTACTCTTCGATATCGGTTTCACCATTGCTGTAGAGTATGTATTCATCGATTGCCTTGTTGTTGATTCTTTGCAATCGTATCTGCAAAGGGATATGAGCCTTCTGAATAATTGCGATTCTCTTATTGTGCAAATACTCTTTGCGATTAAAATTGTTCAATCTCATATTATCTATACGGGTCTCAATGCTTCCAATTGGTCTTCAACATCATCAAGTTTCAATAAATCAACTTCATTCAACAACTCATAGTAACCTTGTACTTGTCGGTAATCCCATAGGTCTTCGTGGATGCTCCAATCGTATTCGTTCAAGTCAATGACATCAGTATATTCTGCCAATGCAGTAATGGTCTGCCGAAGAGTCAATACTCCCTTCTCCCACTGGTTAAGTATATTGGTGATTTCAATCTCTCTTCTGTCAGAGAAAATCGGCAATTCAATCTCAACATCAACACGAATACTGTATAATTCATAAATCAATTCTTTGATGAATTCTCTAATCTTTTGTTGCTCTGTAGCCAAGTCAAGAGTATATATCTCCCAAATGGATTGAGTCTTATTTGAGTTCATTGATTCCTTTTCAGTATTAATCATCAACCTTGCCAATGGGATGTTGTAACAGTTCAATACTGATTGCTCTGCCTTCTCTTGCAAATTCTCCAAATACTCATAATTGCTATTCTCAATATTGGTAAAATCAAAACTAACTGGGCGATTAGATTCCGTGAAGACAACCGCAATACCGCTGTCGGTGTTAGTGATTTCTTCAGTTATAATCTCTTCGCGAGACTTTGTAACAATCTGCTCACCATTGTCATCATACTGCACTGGCTTCATAATTTGGGGTTCTAGGTTGATGTTCAATATCCCAGTCGCAATATTCCCATTGCTAATGGTATTGTAGTTTTTGCTACTGATTGCGATTTCTGTGAAAATCTTGTCCCGCTCTTGAACCCAAACGGGAGTTGAGAAAAACTCATAGAAATTGTCACCGCCAATCAGACTGCAATCCCCTAGCAACTTTCCATCATAATGGGTAAACCCTTGCGGATAATCTTCCCCCATTATCTTGAAATAATTGACAGTTGTTTGAATCTGTTGCTTCAACAAGTACACTTCGGATGATCCAACTTTGGCTCTTATGATGCTTGTTGTGTTCACGGGGATTTGCTTCAATTTGAAGCGGTGTACTCCGTGGGCATATTCCAATGCTCCGTAGGGAGCATAGTAGTAATCGATTAGCATATGGTATAATTCGTAGATGTTCTCAACAAGATTGTCTTGTATCTTCTTGACAACTGTGTCATATGCGGAGTCATCCATATTCACAAGGGTCAATTTGTTGAGTATGATGTCTTGTGCTTTGATACGGCAACATTTCGCTACATATGATGAGTTGTCGAATACGAATTTGCAATCTGCCATTGTAACTGGGGGCTTGAGTTCTACTCCCATTGTAGCGGTATCTGTATTCTGTGCTACAAGGTAATCGTTGCTCCGTAGACTTGTAGCGATACTCTTGTGAATTTTTGTGATTTGATTGTTAACATTAGTTTTGAGATTCAATTTCATTTTTTCTCATACTCTCCTAC